CCACTTCTCAACTGCGAAGACTGCTGCATCCAACGATCGCTGCGCAGCGGGGTCGTCATCCGTGATCTCCAGGCGGATGTGATCCTTGAACTCGGAGAGTTGGAACTGGTGCGTTCCCAGATTGGAGAGCGTGTGCGCCATGAAGACCCCAGCCTCCCCGACCCCCCCTGCCCGAAGGCAGGGGAGGCGGAGAAGGAGAAAGATGACCAATCAGGATGCCCAGACCAACTGGCCCGCCGCGTAGGGGCGAAGCCATCGACCGTCCGAACGCATCCGGGTGAGGTATCGAACCTCGCCGTCGCCTGCCTGCGTGTACGGATCGAGGAGTTGAGAAAATCCGGATCTGTCGAAAATCCCGTAATCTTCGGTGTGAGCAAGAACCGCAGCAACTTGACCCGCAGTCTTTCCAGGCAGGTTGTTGCTGACCGAAACCGGGAGACCCAGAAGGGTTCCAACGTAGTTGGTTTCCGCAACCGTCGACGTAAGAAGCGGCTGATAAAGCGGTCGACCATTGTTATCAACAATGGCAGAAATTGCCGCGAAAGTCTCTTGGCCCATGATCCACTTGAGTCCGCCCCAATACTGGGCCGGAATCTTGTCGTAGCGAAGTGACGTAAGAGCCTTTGCCAATTCCGTACCTGCCACAGCATCAGCGGCAGCCTGTTCAATGGCTGCAATACTGATGTCTTCCGATGCAATGTCAGCGTGAGGAGCGTCGGCAGCAGTGGTGCTTCCGCTTGCTGCGGTGTTGTACGCAGTGGACCAAGCGGTGGGAGTAAGGAAGACCGGTTCGGGGGCAAGGTCTTCACCAACACCCGTGGCGTAGTAAGCATCCCACTGGAGCCCGTGTTCTTCGGCGTGCTGAAGAAGCATTTCCTGAACGGCGTTGCCGCGAGCGTCACGAAGGAATTCTTCAGTAACGGAAGACTTTGCCGCAGTCTTGAAGTTGCGCACCCGCACACGCTCAAAGGATCCAATCTTGCCCGCATAGGCCCCTGATTCTGCGATGAAATCGTCAGGTTCGACCGGAAGAGTAGCGTCTGAAGACATCTCAATACGAGCGTTCACACGCTGGAGTTCAACGTCATTGCTGTAGGTACGAACAGCAAAGTTCTGCCGAAGGACCGCCAGGCGAGGCAACTTCCGGATCATCTGCGCGAGCAGATCGACCGGAATGCTGGCACCCGTGACCGGAGCGCCAAGCCCGTCAACAGATTCAAACGTAGCGGCTGAACCATCCGAGCCACCACCAAGCGGGTTAACTCGAACGTCAGGGTTGCCACCGGTGATCTTGATCTCGGTTCCGTTCATTTCGAATCGGTACCGACGATCCTCGCGGGCGGCAGTACCGGCACCGGGCGTGAAACCGAAAGACGGCTTCTTCACGAGAGCAGACACCTTTTCGCGTGCCTCGGCACCACGAATCTGCGTGTCCATTTCGGCGAGGCGAGCCTCACCCTGTTCGAGAAGTTCGATCGACTCAACGTCGTCGATGCTGTCGTTGCGGAGCAGGATGTCGTTCATCTTGCCCGCGAGTTCGTCCCGCTGCTCGCGGAGACTCCGTGCGTCGTCCATTGGAGGACTCCTAAGTAAGACGGGACGTTGCGGACCCGTAGGCCCCCGCAGTCACCAAACTGAGTTCGACCAGGCGAGCCGCCCGCACCGTGCGGACGCTCGGACCTGATCGACGGTGTTGCCAAGTGTCGCCATCCTCAGCAACGATGAAACCCACTGACACGGATCCGTCGAAGTCGCCTCGCTCAAGCGCCTCGACCACGTCCTGCCGGCAATCCGGGAGGTCGCATTCAAATCCGAGTCCATTCTCTCGCTCTTCGAATCGAAGAGTCCCCGCGCCTGTTCTTGCAAGCGGTACGCCGCCAGGATTGTGCTGAATGAACATCGAAACCGAGTCGTCGATCTGCATCGCACGAGGCTCGATTTTTTCGCGGTATGCGCGCGGGCGGTCGCGAAGGATGACGGAGAGACTGCGGTACGGGACCGCGATGCCCTCAATCGTCCGAGTCGATCCCGCTCGCGTCTTCGTCAGCGCTTCCGCTGGCATCATTCGGCGTTCGATCTTCATCAGCAGCCATTTCCTGATTCTGCTCCACCGGGAGCATGTTTGGACCAATAAGAATCTCGTCACCACCTTCGATCGGGGTGTAACCCATCATCGAACGTGCTTCGTTTCGGGTCATGATGCCCGACTGGATCGCAGTCTGAATTGCGCCGACCTGTTCGCTGAACGTGCCGCGAATCAGCGGAGCAGTGTCGAACCAGACTCGGTATCGCTCGCCGGAGTCTCGGCCTGGGAGCAACTTGAACCCGAGTTCGGTCTGGATCGACGCAAGGTATGACCCGAGGCAAGTGTCGACGTAGGCACGCGACATCTCGCTGGTCTGTTCCTGCGTCGAGTTCTCGAGGTTGTACAAGTACTGGGGAGGAACCCCGTACATCTGCGACACCTGGTTGATCGTAAACCGGCGAGCCGCGATCCAGTCTTGATCGGTGAGTGACTGGCCGACCTGCTTAACGTCAGATTCGTTCTGCACCACGATCGGGCGAAGCATTCCCTCAACCGTGCCATGGGCGTACTTGAATGCGTCCTGCATCGCGCGGATTGCGTCTGCGCCCACGGTCTCCTTCGTGGTGATTGCAATCTTGCCCAGACCAGGCATCTTGAACGCCTGCATCCCGGCGATCTCTTGCTGAGCGCCGAGTTCGATTGCACGCCGCGCGACCACAATGGGGCTTTCACCCCAGAGCATCCGCTGGTGCGAAGGCATTCGCCAGTGGACCACGTCCTTGGGATCGAGATCCCCGTACTCACTCGATCGGTAGTACCAGCCGCCACGATTCGGGTCCGGGAGCAACTGCACGTCCCAGGGTCGCACCGGGATCAGTTCGTCGACCTCACCGGCGACTCGCGAGATCAGGGAGAAGGAGTTCCCCCAGACCATCGCGTTGGTCATCATGTACCGCCGCCACTCGTGGCTGGTGAAGTACTTGTTGGTGTGCTGGTTGAGGATGTCATCGAGGTCGGGGTACTCCTCGCACTCCGCCCACCGACCGTCCTCGTACTTCTGGATCTGGAGCGGAAGCCTGGCGACATCGCCAGCGACAACCGCAACGGCGCGCTGAACCGGACACAGACCGAGGGCGGTGTATGGATCGGCTACTACGTCGTTCGCGGATGTGGGCTTTTCCCAGTTCCACCAGGTGTCTGGCAGAACGTGACCCGATCCCCCGAATTTCGTATGCGAGAACTTGCGTCGGATCTCAGTTACGAGTCGTCCTAGCACGCGATGTCCGCCACGTCAGAGTATGCGCCGGGTCGTTCTGCACCCTCGCGGATGATGACCCCAAACAGCATGACCATTGCCACTACGGGGTCAATAATACCCATACTTTTGAGTTTGCAAGGTCTTCTGTCACCATTTATGTTCTTTTCTAGTTGCACATTGGCGAGTGCGTACTCCACCACCGGGTCAGGAGCAATCACCAGATTCCGGTGCCGGAGGAAGGATTCGGCCAGATAGGTCGATGGACCCATCACCATGATCGTCTGCGGCATTGACCACATCGGCAGGTCGGTGTCGGGGTTGTAGTTCTCGTCGATGTTGCCCCAGGTCTGAACAGAGGTTTTCATGCCTCCAAGGGCGTCATATCCGACCCTTTTGAGGTTTCCCCACGTCTTCAACTCCTCCAGTTTCTCCTTTACGGCGTCGTATTGGACCTGGTGGTTGCAGATTGTGACGTTCTCGTAGCGGTCCCAATTCTCGACGAATCGCTGATAATGCCGCTTTACGCCCTCAATATGGGGGTCTTTGATGGCCCAATGGTGCCAATTGACGTGGAATTTGCCCTCCAGCCAAAATCCGTAAGCCAGACTCGTTAAATCGAAGGATTTTGAGAAGTCAATCGAAGCATAGATCGGTGTTCCCAGCGGTGGCCGTTCCACCGGGCCGTTAGCCGTCCGCCATTCCTTCAACTGGATCCATTGCAGTCCTTGCAGGGAGTATCGGCAGCACTGATAGCGTTCCCAGTTGTCTAGGGCGTCCTGAGCGGTGTATTCCTTGAGCATCCGGCGGTAGTTTGAGATCGGAATGACGTGATTGAGGCTGGGTTGGGCCTTGATCCAGGTCGATTCATCCCGGAAATCGTCGTCCTCATCAAGCCCGTAGAACACCGCAAAAACGTCCAATTCGTCCCAGTTTTCGGGTTTTAGGGCTTCTTCCGCCACTCTCCGACGTGT